TGTGCCATCTTTTGTGCGGATTGAGAGTTTGAACGTACCCGGGACGATTTCAAACACCTCGTCCAGGATGATTTTCTGTGGTGGAGCGGACAGGGACGACGCGTGGATTTCCTTGATACGCGCCTGTCCTACCCCAATGACCGGCACATCATGGATCAGGCGGACCAGATCGCCGCGCTGTACCTGAAGATATTCATAATCAGAGTACCATGTGAATTTTTCGGGGCGCAGCCTGGAAACAGCCAGGTGGTAGCGTGCCAGTTTATAAACATTGTCCTGATCGACATGGGTATCAGTCAGAACTGTTGCGGGCAGTTCAAGGCGTTCGAACACCTCTGCCGCCAGATTGCCATTGCCTGGTTCAACGGCATAGCCGGGCGCGTAAACGATAACCTCGTCTTCTTGCCAGTCCTTCTTTTCCGATCGCACAATGCAGCGCAGGGCGTGCACATCTTTCGGGAACACCAGGCTGGCCTCAAACCCCCATGAGTTGCGCGGTGTATAAAGCTGTTTAACCGGTGCGTTGGGCTTTTCCCGAAGAACGCTGTATTTCAGGTCCTGCAACGTCTTCTTGGCACGACCAGCCGAACAAATGGTATCCAGGATATCTGCCAGGCGTGTTTCGGTTTCGTTGACGAAATCGCAGGTCCACCAGCTTTCATCATCAGCCCATGCTTTGAGTTCATTTTCGCAGATCCGCCCATCCGGCACCGGGGTTTCCATGTGATTTCCGCGCAAAGCGTCAGCGTATTGCCATGCGGGATGGCGCACGGGTTGCGGGTCAGTCCAGTCACTGCCATCCCAAACAGGTGCCAATTGCTGGACAACGGCATTCAGCGTGTCGATCTGCCCGTTCAGCTGATCACTGGCCTTTGCACGGATCGCAATTTCAGCGATATTACTGTGGTTTGGCAACTTGCTGGTGCGGAAAGTGCGGATAGAGGAAAGATATGCCTTGTCCGAAACATTCGATGCAGTCGAATTTGGCGTAAGCTGTGTTATCTGCAGTTCATATTCGCCATTTGGACTGGGTGTTGGGAAACGGTCGATCTTGAACGTTTTGCGGAACTGACTGTTCTGTTTTGACTTAACCTCGAATGTCCAGTCGCCAAGCCAGTTTGAAGTACCCGGAATTCGGTATTCGATTTTGAATGTATGGGTGACTTCATTGCGTCTGTCTGCCTTCTTTGTGTTTTGTATGAACAGACCGGAGGGGAAAGCAAAATCAATTGCCACATTTCGTGCTCTCAACTGCGTATTCTGCACAACTGGCGTGTTTTGCCGGAGTTGTATGTTGTACGAATTTTCGATCACGTCATCAGGCACAAGCTCCATTGGCCCGATGCCGGTCCGCCACATCGGCGGAAGCCATTCGGGTGGGGGTGTCGTCGGTGCCAGATCAGGAATTGCGGCCTCTGTCAGGGTTCGATCAACGTTTAGAAATTCAACCTCGATCCCGGGAATGGACATGATCGGTGTTGTACCGATCCTGATGTCGGACAAGGCAACGGGGCCGTAGCCAAATGTATAACGGCAAAGGAAATAGATTTCCCCGTCAATGGTTTCAGTAAACCCGCGCATCGTTTTGGGCGGAAACATTTTATGCCGGCCAAAGACTTTGGGGTAATGGCCAAATCGGGCTTCCTGATTGTTTGATCCCGTGATGGTGAATTGCGCCGGGTCCTGCGTGCCGACAGATTGTCTGGGCGGTGCAATCAGGGCATTGATCGCCAGGTTGATCACCAGCGATGTGACGGCTTGCAAAAGTGTGTTGGCAGCCAAAGCACCCAGGAAACCTGTAGCAGCTGTATTCACCGCGAAATTGACAAGCATGGTGACGATGAAATTGCCTTCAACCGGATAGTAAATACCAACCACCATCTCGGTACTCGGGATCATATCCTCCCACTCTTCCCGAGACACATCCGTTTTGGCTTCATCCAGGAAAATAACAACACTGGGCGGTCCAAAGCATGGATCAAGGTCCAGCTCTTCCACGATTTCGGCAATGCTTGCCCCGAAGGGCGCATGAAGGTCTTCCCGTTCTGCCATCAGAGGGTGGCGTTGAACGCTGACGTGAACGAATTTTGAGGTATCAAGCAAAACGATAAACCCCTTCAAGTTTTCCGAACCAGCTGGGTCCGGTCCAGGTTTCAATGAGTGATGCATGCTTTGGATTGTGCAGCATCAAATGCCGGTCGAGCGCATAGCCCACATGCAGGGGGCGCCCACCGGTGAAAAATAAAAGTGCGTCCCCCTCGACAACATCCTTCGGCTCGACTTGCATCACATCGCTGAGCATTGTTTTGACCACACCGTGCCTGACGGCTTGCGCCATGGAGCATTGCGGGTCAGGGATGATCCGGCCATGCCGTACCTTTTGCAGCTTCAGGAAAAATCCCAGGCAGTCATAGCCGTCCGGGCCCCGCCCCAGCTTCTGGTGCGGGATGCCAACCCAGTCATTTGCCCAGTGCATCAGAACAAGGCGGGTGCGTTTGTGGGTGTGAACTGCATTGAACCGAAGGGCCGGTCCATTACGGGATCAATGGAAAGCGTGCCGCTGACCGCCTCGGCAGTGTACTGGATGCCGTTCATTTCGACGTTATAGGGACCCAGCTCAACCTCACCGGGACGTGACGTGAGAACATAGGAAACCGTGGCGCTGACAGACCCTGTGATACCGCGGAGCGCCCGCACAATCTCTTGCGATGCGCCGTCAATACGCCAGTTCAAGAATGGAAGCCGTTCATCGGTCTGCTCTGGCAGCGTCAGCGCGAAAGCAACCGGTTCATAGACCTCTCCGTTGTGGGTTAATGCGACCTCGTCTGCCACAACCCGCAGGTCATCGGCAAAGGAGGGATGTGTCATTTTGACAATGGGGACAAACACCGCACCACTTTGCGGCATGTTGATTTCCGTCAGTACATATTGTGATGGCATTATCCCACACGCTCCAGTTCAATTGTGATGGACCACAGATCTTCAGCCACCTATTCGGCCTCAAACGGACCGGCAAAGCGAAACTCTTCGGTCGCGCCGGTGATCGGGTCCGGCATGTCAAAGGGCAGGCTGCCGCTGTGCGTGGTCGTGTCAAAGAAAGTTGAGATGACGATCATCTCGCTGGTGCTCAGCATATTTGATGACAGTGTCCAAATCCGCGGCGCTGCAGAAGACCGGCGTCTGACCTTGTCCGGCCCCGTCTCCATCGGCGTGCGCACGACGTTTTGCTGATAGGAAACCCGTGGCCGACCCACGGCATAAAGCGCCCGTGTGTTGGTAGGAAAAACAAGTGATGCCATTTATGCCCCCTGCGCTTGCGGACGCACGCCAAAGCGTTTGCCCATCATCTTGTCCAACCGGCCGTCGCCCATGGCGTTTTTGACCGCGTCGACAATGACCAGTTCGATGTTCCCGTTGGGCCCCTTGCGCGATTCCACCCGCTGGTTGCCCGCGTTGCGCGACCTATCCTCGACGCTGACCTTCACGGCCACGTCAACCTGACCGCCCCCGCCGCGTCCCACCATGGCGTTATCGTTCGCCGCCATGCCCGGGGAAATGGACTGCATAAAGCCGCCCTGCACGCCCAGATCAAACAGACCCTGCCCCTTGTAATGATCCACAACCGTTTCCTGCGGATGCAACACGGCGAGGAACCCGCCCTTGCCATCTACTCCCCCGGCCCGTGCAGCATTGCCCGTGTACCCTCCCCCTTCGAAGAGCTTCAGCCCGCCAACGCCACCGCTGGAACCAATACCCAAACCCGGAATGAGGAAGTCGGCAATTTGTAGCAACGAATTTGTGATCTGCGTGGCAATGATCTCTGCTGCGATGGCACGCAAAGCATTGGTGACCGCGTCGCCCATGTCCTCTCCGTTGACGATGGCCTGAGCCATGGCCTCCGAGACGGATTTGATGCCATCTACCAGGGGCTGGAACCGCTTTTTGTTGTAGTCTTCGTCGGCCAGTTGATTGGCGATCGCAAATTCCTCGGGGTTCAGCATCCCCCCGGCCAGCATCAACTCCAGCTCAGTCTTGACCCGCTGATACCGCTCCGCCTCGGTCTCCAGATCAGAAATCCGAGACCGCCACTCCTGCGCCTGTTGTTCGAGTTGGCTGGTGATGGCACCGCCGCCGCCGGAGCTACTGCGGCTATCTAAAAACTCCTGCCAATCCATTTCTGAACGGATAGTTTGCCCAACTTCCCCGAATCCGTCCTTCATGGAATCCCAAATGCGGGAGATACCTGCACCGCTTCTGGCGATATCTACAACACCTCGACCAACCTCAAGCGTTTTGCGTGCCCCTGCAAGGCCAACAGGATCATCGGCATATTTCATCTGCAAGTGCCGATCAAAGCGCTGACTTGCACCTTGAGACAAAAGCGCATTCATAGCACCCTGGGCTGCGGCTACCCTCTGGGCAATTTGCTCTGCTTCATCAGCTCCGGCTTTGAGGCCCGCTGCAAATTCCTCAGCGCCAATTGCAGCGTCATAGGTGGTCATCACTACGGTCGTCATTGTCTCGACGAGTTCTTTGCTGATGCCTAGCTGTTCAAACCTTTTCCTGACGCTTTCTTGGTATTGCGCTCTTTCGAACGACGCTACTTCTGCACTATCCTTTCCATATGCCGCAATTATCTGCCGTAGCTTCAATTCTTCCTGGTACGTTGCAAGAAGATTCGTCCGGGCAATTGCTTTTTCTTCTTCTGTCGCAGCATCATCAAACTCGAATATGAGCGTTTCATTGCTGGCTTGAAGAACCTGCTTGTAAAGATCGTAGTGGCCGGCATCTTTAAGGCCTTGTTCTCCACCAAATGCAGTATGAAGAGCAGCGCCAAACTCTCGAAGTTCTCTGGATTTATCACTTAAGGAATTGACATTGTTCAACTCATGCAAAGCTGAAACAATTTGTTGCAGCCCCAAATCATCCAGATCCGGAAAGGCGGTGCGAATATCGTCCATCGCCGAACTGGAGTTATAGAGTGATAAGGTTAAATCCCTTGCTTCTTTGAGTTTTTTTGCTCTTTCAGCAATCTCATTTCCTGTCAGTTGATCTCTCAGGTCAAGGCCATTCGCTTCCTCATTCCGTACGAATTCAACTGCTTCGTTACGTCTCTTATTTATCTGGATCAGCTCATTCAAGCGATCAGGAGACAGGCCGTCAATTTTCTCAAAACTGGATGAGACATTTGGTAAAATCTCTTCAATTGCAGTATCTGCGTCAAACTTGGCGGCATTCCTTTGAGCAATCGCAATTTCATTATACGCTTTGGCTCTTTCAAAGAGTATTTTTGAATCCTGTTCTGTGAAATTTACTGATGAAAGATCAATATCACTGTATCTGGAGGCTGCTGATGACAGTTTGCCAAGGGCATTTTCCAGCTCTTTCGCCCTTTCCGCACTTGTCTGCAGCCCCGGGATGAACTCGTGCGCAAGTGCTAGACCTGTAGCAGCTATTGTTAACGGCATGCTCCCAAACATTGATACAAGGGAGGGAAGTTTTTGAATTAAGACACCTATGTAATTTCCAGATTGACGTCCATCACGTGCGATAGATAGAAGACTATTGGAAAGTCTGTCACCAGCCCTGGCTGCTCCA